CTTTTGACTTTGCTGTAAAGAAATTGATTGCGAGCGGCAAGCTAGAAAAGAGAGGTGCTACTCGCAACCTTTGGCCTGTGGAGTAGTTAATTTCTATTTATCCAATCTGATACTGTATCTACAGACCCACTTGTAATAACTATGTATTCTTCATTATCTCTATAAATTATTGCAGTGTTTGGATCATTTACTATAAAGGTCTTGCTTGATAATAAAGCTTCAAGTTTTGTATCATAAAAATACATGACTTGATCTTTGTTATTACCTTTGGGAATATTCTCTGATAAAATTTCAAACTCATCTTCTCTGCCAAAGTAAAAACTTTCACATATTGCACTTGCTAAGTCTTTTGCATCCCTAATTGTCAACTCTATATTCATGTCATTCTCCTTAAACTTTTGTTTTATTTTTCTTTTATTAGTTATTTTTTTTTGTATATTTAAATCTAACTTGTCTAATTCTTTATCAGTATAATCTGAAGTGTCCATGCCATCAATAACATCAACTACATCCTGAATTTCATCGTAGGTAAGGTCTTCGGCTAAATCAATAATAATATCAACAGTATTTTTTTCCCAAAAAGCTTCATCAAATTTAACCATTTAATCTTCTTTCTACTTCATTGTTTAACTCTTGGTTATCTTCGTCAATATCATGTGAGTAGATGCCAAGAGTTGTTTGCAAATTGCTATGTCCTAGCCTCTTCTGCACCCATGTTGGGTTTCTACCAAGTTTAGCAGCTTCAGCCAATAACAAAGAGCCATAATAGTGTCTAAGGCCATGCATTGCACCTTTCCACTCTACATTTTGCCCTTTGGATTTAAGATGCTTTAATGCCTTGTGTAAACCAAACTTAGCCAAATTATGCTGAATGATAGGCTTACCATCATACTTTTGCTCTGATTGAAACATCCATTCTAAGTTAGGGTTAGCCATAATAAACTTTCTAATCCTTGTGGCTAGTTCTGATCCAAGAGGTAGTTTTCTGTTAGATGACAGAGTTTTAGTCGATAATTCATAGCCAGTTTCTGTAGCAATAACATTTCTTGATCTGTCTACAGTTCTTTGCACATGAAAAGTTTTATTAGTTGGATCAAAGTCAGATGGCTTTAAACCATTTGCTTCAGATGCTCTTAAACCATTTGCACAGAGATGAACATAGATTGCATACTTTTCCTTGCATACCTGGTCAACAGTTCTAAGAACAAGCTGTGCATCTAATCTCTTAGGCACAAATGCTTCTTTCTTTACAAGCGGTATAGAAAAGCCTCTAACGTCTAACAATGGGTATAGTTCTCTGTTTTGCTTGTGCAACCATAACAAACCACTTTTAAAGCTTGCAAAGATAGAGTGCTTATATTTAGAACTGTGGGTGTTAAAGTTAACCTCAATCTGATTGACTAACTCTTTGAGAAAAGTATCATTTACCTGAGTAACATTATAATCAATAATCTTTTTACCATTGATATAAATACGTCTACCAATACCTTTAGCATACTCTTCATCATCAAAGTTCCATATATTTTTATAATGCAATTCATAAGTTTCAAAAGATTGTATTCTAATTCTTTTTTCACCATCAATCTTGCCTAATGTTCTTTTCTCCATGTGCAACAGATAACCTTTTGTAAAGTCTGCCACTGTCATTAAATCTTTGTTTTGCTTAGTAGGCATAGACCAGAAACCTTGTAGCTTTTGTTTCACAAATTCTGGTGTTGTAGCATAAACCTTTCTGCCATACTTACTGCCATCTTTGACAGTCGCATAATAAAGTTTTCTTGATTTTAAATAATTAACTTTAATATCCATGTCATTCTCCTACAAGTAAAGGCTGTGATCTGTTCTAATAACAGATAGATTGATTTTATCCTGATAGTCTTTCTTAACTACTTCATAGGCTTTCTTAAGCTTCTCAGCTTTGTCCTTCTCAGTTTTAGAAATGATTTGCTCTATTACAGTATCTATTTCTTTAATTGCTTGTATCGGTGTCATCGTCATTCTCCTTATGCTGCTAATGTATTGAGGGCATAATTGCCCCATTGTGTTGCCATTGCTTTTGCAAGGCCTGGAAAAAATTTTGATCTTATTTTCCATCTATCTGGACTTGGTGATGCTTTGTGTATTTCATCTCTTGCAGTTGAACCATCCAAAGAACCAGTTGGTACAAGCTTTGGTAAATTTTTAAGCCATAAACAAGTACGTTTAGTAACATTATCAGGGCCATCAATATCATGTCCAAATTGATAAGGTTGTACACTTTGTGAGAAATCTTTAAAATTTAAGATTCTTTGTTTGGCGTGTTTGTGCATCACAGGATTTTCAACTGCTATTCTAGGTACATCAGCGTTCCATAAATCTGAAAACAAAGCTGCACCCTCATCTAACTCTTTCCACATTTGTTCTAGTGTTTTTCCTGGTGGTGCTTTATGCAGCCATCTAACACCAGAATTACAGAGCCTTGTACATGGGGGATGAGCAACCATGAGCAAATCCCATTTTTCCATTTCAAGAACATTTCTAACATCATCTTGAATGTGTCTGTTTGTAGGTATGTCTGAGGGCAATACATCACATGACCAGGCATCGTGACCTTCATTTAAAAAAGCCTCCCTAACTACACCGCTTGTTTCACATCCTATTAATACTTTCATTTCGTCATTCTCCAATTTATTGTTATTTGCGTTAATAGTTATAATATAGGCATAAACGCCTAGTATGTCAAGAGGGTTACAAGTATAAAACTTGCGACCTTTAGTCCACACATAGTCCACACATTTTAATTGTAAATTAGTTGGAAATGCGTTGGAATGATATTGTAGTGTTATGGGGAAATATTTATTAAGATATGTTTCAAACCCTTGCTGTGCCTTAAAAACTGGCAGAAAACATAGGGTCTGAAAATAATAGGATATGGCGAGAGTGACGAGACTTGAACTCGTGACTTCTGCCTGATTTTGATAATAAAAACAATTATTTAGCATTTCAACGTAACCAACTTGTCACCAAATTAACATACAACATTGTTACCATATTGTACCCATAAGGTCAAAAGTGTTGGTGAGTCACCAATAATGCTACTTTTTTTTCTTCTTCTTTTTTATCTTCTTAAAATCTGCACTAGTGATTTTAGTTCTGGGTGCTGCTACTCTGGCAAGCTTTTTCTGTTTAGGTGAGTACTTACTAAAAGGCATTATTTGCCTTTCTTCTTAGGCTTCTTAGCAGTCTTTGCTGCCTGTTTAAAAGCTGCTGCTGTGGGTCTGCCTTTTGTTCCTGCTTTACGCATTTTTTCTTTAGAACCTGCGGCAATCCTTTTTCTTTTCGCATGAATGTTTGCGTATAGTCCAGGTCTTTTAGCCATTATTTTTTCACCTTCTTAGTTTTTTTCTTTGTCTTCTTCATTGGTGGTCTACCTCTTTTAGAACCATAAGTTCCTTTACCCATTGGCATAATGTTAACCTTTCTTTTTGTTGCGTTTAGATATTGCTTTAGCTTTTTTAATTGCATCAGCAGATGAACTAGCTCCCCATTTTCGGAGTGCCAGTAACTTTCTTGTAGGCTTTCCATCTTTGTAATCAGAGCCACGACCTGCACCCATTCTTGCGAGAAAACTTGCTCTTCTGGGATTATCGCCTGACTTTACTGGTGCTTTTAAATTAGAACCTTGTGCTTTGGCAGCTTTCCTACCTGCTGCATTTAAACCGCCAGAAGGTGATTTATGTTTAGCTAATAATTTAACTTGTTTTCTCATTTACTTGCTCTGAAATTTAGATATTGCTCTGTTGCCAAACCAGAAGGCTAAGATAGCTGACCATAATCCTGCAACTTCATCAGACCATAAAAGGTTAACTGCTTCTGTCCAATCACCACCAGTTTCCATAAACTTGACTATTATTGAAACTTCTACGGCAATAAATAAGCCCATAAAAATATAAGTGATAACAGGGCGAACCGAACTTCGTAGAGCGTTAACGAACTTACCGCCATCCAGACTTGCATCATGTTTATACAATCCTTCCACTTCTTTTATTTCTGCTTGTTTGTCCAATTCCTGTAAACGCAAGGCAGATTTTTTTTCTAGCAACTCACTCTGCATTTTCATCATTTCTAGTTTTTGCTTATGTGCTTGTGCCTGTTTAAAGAAATCTAAAATAGATGGCAGAAAGCTTGTTCCAAAACCCAATAATGAGCCTAGTAAACTAATCATAATTTATCCTTTGTTTGGTGAAGGATGTTTGCATTATCTGTTTCAACAAAAATGAAATTAGCATAAAACAATCACCCCTCATAACTGGTGAGAAGTGCTGACACCCCTGACGAACACTCCCCATAACTCTATGTCTTTTTTTTTCTAATTCTGTCACTTATCTTTTTTAGGAATACAATAGGTTGTAACGTAAACTTTGCTAAAGGCTGTTTGTTGGTGTGTGTTTTGATTCCTAATTTTTTCTGCGAACGTAAGACATGTGCTAAGATCTGAGAAAAAAACACGTTCCTGAATATCCGTTCCATGTAGTATGACTATCAATACCCATAGCACTATTTCCTAGCCATCCATGCAGATGTACCCATGTATGTGCCTACAATACCTGCCCCACTAATATATAGAAGGTTGCTGATATCAGATAATGCATTAATTTTTTCTGTTGGCATAAAAAACATTGCAGCAGTAAATACACCCATGCCGATAAGTGTGTATCTAGCCATTCTAAGCTGTGCGATCTGCTTTCTCAGTTGTGCTTCTGTCTCTTTTATCTCTTTGATATGTGACAGTTCCTCATCACTTACAATTCCGTCAGAATTTTGGTCGTAATCTGCAAAAACAGATTTTTTCTGTAACTTTTTCTGGGTCACGCTATTGCTTCCATTCTTACAGCAAGTCTTTCTGCTCTGTTAGTGACCTGCCTATACCAACGGCTGTCACGCATCTCTTCAGCAGCCTTCTTATAGTTTTTGCTAATAATATTATTGATGGTTTTTCTGAACTTGCTAAATCTTGGTAATCCTAAATTAAACATCATATTGGCACAGATTTGTTTCACCTCTTCATCCATGTCATCCCAATCATCAAAAACCTTTTTGCAATCTTTAATGACAGACTTGATATCTTCATCAAATAGTTCTGTGCAACGATCTTCAGATATTTCAGTACCGATTGTTTCTTCAAACTCTGGCTCATCTTCTCTGCATAAATGTCCTATGCCACAGGTTTTTAATCCTAAATGGTCAAGATACAATTCATACTTAACACCCTCATCTATGACGAGTTGTTGTCTTAGTTTTTCCATGTCCATGATTTATCTCTAATTTATTCCAAGCAATCTATCGCTGTAAGATCGTCTTTGCTGATTTGGATTTACTAATTCTGGCCCCATCATTGCTGCTGAGTAATCCATACTTCTATTATTGATAGCGGCTACTGCACCTTCAAAACCTGATTGTACTAACAGACCACTTAATGCAACGATTGAAGCTCTACTTCTAGGTTTTAGTTTTGATACTTCTTTAAGTGCATCTCTGCCAGTTTTTGTAGTTAATATTTCTGCAAGTCTTGCTGCATACTTATCAGCATTTACACCTTTAATATATCCTGCAACTCTGCTTGGTGATCTCCAAAACTCTAACGACTCTATTAATGGCCCAACAACTCCAGACCCTTCTCTTTGAATGTCTTTCTGTGCTGCTTGTGCAAAAGCTGTAATACTTTCTTTGCCAGTAGCAATTCCAGTTGCATTTAAAGTATCTAACAACCAAAAAAATTCTTTGAGTGAGTCACCACCGCCCAATGCTTCTTTTAAAATGTTTGCAGAGTTTTTTGTACCTGCAAGTTTATTTCTAAAATAACTACCTATGTTTGGTTTTTTGCCTGACTGTAATGTTGGTATATTCTCCAGTGTTTCCTGTAGGTACGATCTTAAAATACCATTATATTTATCTACCTGTCCTGCTTTAACAAATGCATCTCTTGCTGCTTTTACTGTCGCACCATCAGATGTTCTAGGATTAAACATGACGTTGGTAATATTTATTTCTTTGCCTTTCTGACCCAACTTTGCTGCCTGTCCTACCTGGCTCTCAGTCAATGCAGTTATTTTAGGCATATCCTCTGCATATATTGCTCTTGCCTGTTTATATGCATCGCTAGAATTTTCTAAAATATCTATAAGATTTTTATGTATTAAAGTTAAATCTCTAGCAGCATTTGGTTTGTTGCTTGCTTTTAATTTTTGTATGCTGTCAAATATTGATTTCTGTGCTTTATCCAAACCAATCAATGAATCATCTGCAACTCTCTTTGTTTGTACTTTGCCACCTTTAAAAGATACAGGAACATCAACCTGCAAATCTTTTAATGCTTTTGTCAATGGCCCTTTCAATGTGCTTTTTGCTGTCAGCATCATTTCATTTACTTCATCAATAAGTGGCTTGATGTCTATGCCAGTGACTTGTTCAGCTTCCTGATATAAAGGTTTAGCCTGTAACCTAAGAGCCTGTTTTTCTGATTCAATAACTAAATCTGCACCTCTTGCACCTGTTACTCTGGCGGCAGAAGCATCTGTCATTGGTGATATTATGTCAAACTGTTTGTATAGTGCATCCCTTACTTTATCGTTTCGTATTTCATAAAATTCATCTAGTAGTTCAGCAGCTTCAGGTCTACTCATCAAAACTTTTTGTCTAGTAACTAAACTTGGCAATCTAGTTTGTTCAGCCATAGTTGTAGGAACATCAAATCTTTCAGAGCCTTGTGCAATCCTCTGACTTAACTCACCTCTTGTCATAGACATGGAAGGGTCTGTTATTGCACCTTCTGGAGCAGGGCCTTTAAGTTGGTTAACATCAGTTGCAAAACGTCCTCTGTTTATAGCCATAGATGCTAAGTCACCAACAGCTTGACCTCCTGCACCTAATCCAGTTTCTATAGCAACACTTAAAGGATTTATATTTTCTCCACTGCCAAACTGTTGTCCTAATGCTTGTTTACCCAACTCAGCACCACCACTTAAGACTGCCGCTGTGGGTACACCAATTGCAGGTGAACCAATCAAAGAAGCAGGTAATGCCGCAGCAGACTGTAATATTGGCCCTGTAGCAGATGCCAGTGTTTCAGGTATCTCTCTGAGTGCAGAACCTACTTTTCCTGCAACTGTTGGCTGTTGACCAATATTCGATATAGGTATGTTTTCAAAATATTGTCTACCATCATCATCAACATAAAATATTCTGTTGTCCTGTATGCCATAGCGTGACAATGCTCTCTCCAGTGGCTCATTTGGAAATCTTGACTGTGCAAAGATAGCAACCTGTCCTGGCACTGTATTGGCAAAAGATGCCCTTGCTATTGTAGAGAATGATGCAGGTTGTTCACTGCTAATTGTAACATCGCTTGATAAAGGCACAGAAGTTTCTGGTGTTGGAGATAACTTTGCACCATAAAGCATATCACTGTATTTACCCATTAGAATACCAACCCAAATTCATTTTGTAATTCTTTTAAAACAAAACTATCTACTTGTTGTTCTGTAGCTTGTGGATTTTGTTGTTTAAATTGCTGTGCTAATTCAACTCCTTTGTTTTCAATAATATTATCAATATCAGTTAAAGGAATAATATCTGCAAAGTCTTTATTAGGATCGTCTTTATTTCTAATTTTAGGTAATAAACCATTTTTAAGAATATATGATTTTCTGGCAAGACCTCTTTTTGCTTCTCTAACAGCCTGTTGTAATTTTGATTGTGCAACAGATGGTGCATCATTAGGACTTGGAATAAATGTTGCGGCTCTAGCATTTTCGCCTTGTGATAAAGCTGCACCATATAATTTATTTATCTCAAGTGCTGAAGTTCTTGAAAGCTTTGAAATAAAATCTCTATAATCTTTAAATTTTGCTGCTTCTTCTGGTGTTGAGGCCTGAAACTTTTCTTTCAATCCTTGTACAAAACCGCCAATTATAGTTTCATATTCAAAAAACTCAGGCTTGAAATCATTTAGCAAATCATTTAGTTTTGAAACACTTTCAACACCTTCAATTATATCTCCTTCTAAAGTTTTCTTTGATGGCTTTGATAATTCACTACCTGTTTGCCCTGACAATCCTTCAACTAATTCAAAATTACCATCAGAACCAAGACTTATACGCATACCTTTAACAAGAGGTATCAAGTTTTCATTGTTAGAAATATCTTCATTAGAAGCAAATTCAGGCATGTTTGTAAGCCTATTAAAAACCTCTTTTTGGTTTGGTGTCTTTGGATCAACAGGTGCTTTTTGTAATATTTCAAAATCAGTAGTATCTTCATTTGTTTTTAAAATTTTAAGTACAGAACCTTTTAACATAGGATTTAATGTTCCACCATCAACTATATCTGCGGTTTTAACATCTTTAGTTGGTTGCAACGCACGATTAATTTGAAACTGTTGAAGTGTACTTAAACTTTGTGCAGTTGCAGGGCCTGTAAATATACTTTGCAAGTTAGCAGGTAAAGTTCCAGTAATAGCATCTTGTTGTGCTTGTAAATCAGATTGTGTTGCAGTTTCCTGTTGTTCAAGTCTATCCAATCCCCTTTTCTGAAGCATCGCTGCCACAAGCGATTGAGAAAGCCGTCCTATACCCTCTAATGGTGTCCTTACTGGGCCACCTCTCATGCCTTGTTGCATTAAGGTATTAGCAAGTGTGTTTCTTGGGTCTAACTGAAAAGCACGATTGAGGTTTTGAAACCTAAATGATGGCCCTTGCCCCTGTGCCATAGATTGTGCCATTGGCTGTGCTAAAGGTTGTATGTTTGCAGAAGGATTCTTTAAAGGTGCTGAAAGTTGTCTCATTGTCGGACTCATAAGAGCCTGCTGTAATGTTAATCCTGTTGTCATTCTTTACCTCAATATGTATGCAGAACCGAGTGACCCTGCCAGATCAAATAGTCCTCCAAGACCACTTGAATAAGTGTTCATTCCCTGATTAAACGCATTGTTTGCACCACTCATTGCCAACTGATTTGCACCTAATGTATTAACTGCACTTGGAGCAAAGAATGTTGGTTGCTGTATTTGTGGGCCACCTAACAAGGCTGCTAGTTCATTGAAACCCTGTCCTCTTAATCCAATACGCTCATTGAGTTGTGCCTGTCTTGCCATGTTGCTTAAATCATTTGCTCTCAACTGATCAGCTATAGCCTGATTTCTTGCTTGCATAGTCAATCCAAATGTTCTTGAAGCCTCTGCACCTCCTGCAACATCAGCAGCCTGTGCAAGTCTCTGTGTCTGTTCAGACTGTTGTGTGTCTAATCTGTTTGTTGCAGAGTTATAAGCTTCAGAGCCAACAGGTATTCCACGATTAGCAAGGTTCTGTGCAAGATCTTCTTTTTGTTTTGTAAACTGTGGCTGTAGCAATCCCAACTGTCTATCAAAAACAGATTGTGTTACCTGTTTTCTGGTATCTTCAAAGTCAGTTGGTAATGCAGGTAAATTAGTCGCATCTTGGAATGAATATTCTGGTAGACCTTGCGTAAAATCAAATGGTGTTTGTGCTGCTAACTGATCAAACTGTTGCCCTGCTTCAGTAGCTAAACCTACTCCTAAATTTTCCTGTAATGCCCTCAAATCACTTTGAAAAGGTGTCTCCTGTGTAAAGGCAGCAGCAGAACCACCCTCTGGCACTTGCCCTTGTACAAACTGCCCCTGATCTCCTACACTGCCAAATAGCAGATTACCATAAGGTGTAAACTGCGTTATCCTGTTAGCAGCGGCATCGGCTGCGATCAAATCTGACGGATTCGGTGTGGGTGGAGCTTGCGGTCTAGATTTTCCCATTTTTTATTTTCCTTTATATTCAACCATTTACATTCACTTCTTAACATACCAAGTAAGACGGCATCATGTGGTGGAAACATCTGTCTGAGTTTCCCTTCATGTTTAAAACCAAGTTTCTTGGCTAACTTAATGGATTTGTTATTATTATCCCTAACTGTCACTAATATTCTATGGCAGTTACATTGCTTAAAAGGGTAAGCAAACAAGGCATACAATATTGATTTATTAGCCCAGTTTTTATCTTCAACAACAATTGTTGCTTCTATCTGTCCATCTCTTAAATTAGAATAGACAACGGCTGCTATAAGCTTTTGATTTTTAATAATTCCTATGGCTTTACAGTCGTTAAATAAAAAGCCTTTAAGCTTAGACTGTACCCATGCCGAAACATAGTCATCTCTGTTTAATAATATCTGCAACATTACTTAAATGAATCTTTAATACTTTTAATAACATTCTTTAAAGTAAAAGGCTTTTCATTCGGCCTATACTTACAACGTATTTCTCTTGGACACTCACCTGCACCAATAGGCACATATTCATTCCATTGAGTATTATTCGCACCAACAAAGATACAAACTCTGGTTTTATTTTCTAGTAACTGTTTTGCCAATCTACAGGTTGTATGTTCCTTATCTCTTGCAAAAGCCACGACAAGCAGAAAAGATATAATGCAGAAAAATATCAAAAAATAGTAGATAAAATTATACAGCGTAATTATCACGATACACTCTTGCTAACAATCCAGATCATCCAACCAATGCCACTTAAACCTATTAATATGGCAATTCCCATTATACTGTAGTCTCTTATGGCTCGCTGTTTTTCTTCTTTGGCATAGATTGCTTCTTGTCTTGCCTTTCTAATACGCCCTTCTTCTCTCAGTAGGTCATCGTAAGCCTGTAAGCCGTAATGGCCTATTAACCAGTTTTTCAGTTCTTCTCTTTGTTTTTGTATTTTTTTCTTAGCTGTAAAACTTTCTATAGCTACTTGTTCTATTGAACCATTAAAAAGTTTATCTAATGTTGAAGGGTTATTTGCATTTTTATGTATGTTATTTATATCAGAAACAGCACCCATCCATTTACCAAGGGTAGATGAACAATCTTCAAACTCTTTTCCTGCTTGAATCATTGACACCACAGTCTTATAGCAGGTAGTAGCAGTACTAACTGCTGCACCTAGTGTAATCGGATCTATCATTTATCAATTCAAAAGAATGACAAACAAACTGGCAGCAGACCCAAAGACAGTCACTGTGGATGCTAGTATTAACCCTTCCATTCTAAATATGCGTTTATCTATTTTCTCAATCTGTGTCAGGATAGACTGATAGCGTATTTCACATTCTCTTTCATGTGACTTCAAATCACTCTCAACAGTTTGCACAGACTTTCTTGCCATTACTCAGCCGCTTGTGGTGTTTCTAATTCTTGCTTTAAAGCGTTGTAATAGGTATTTCTTGCAGTAACTAACTGCTCTAAATCTTTCTGTGTATTGACAATTTTTATCTGCAAATCGTGGCAATGTTCAGCGTATGACCTAGCTTTTTCTGATAAATCATCAAGTTTATATTCATTGTTGTCTATTGTAATTTTGCTCATACTGATTGGCTTTCTCTAAATGTTTTATACGCAGTCTTTACATTATCAGTCCAAGCAGCTTCAGCTATAGCTTTTACAGAAGCATCTTCACTACTTAAATCTGTAGCAGTATGTGTCCACTTATCATCACTATCTTTTTGTGAACTAAATGGTACTAATACATGACGATGAAATGAACGTGTTAGTTCTTTCTTTGAACCATCTGCCTGTTCTTCCATTACCTTTGTTGCTTTACGAACTTGTATGTTCCATGTTGATACGACTTCTATTTTATCGTATTCTATTTCTTTGGTTAAATCACCATTTGCCATATTGTTTCTCCTTTTTAGGCTTCCAACTCTAGCAATCCACTAGAGTATTCCTTTATTATCCACTTCTATATGTACAACTAAAATAAATAGAATCATCTGCTGCTATTGCTTCAGCAGAATCTGCTTGTAATGTAGTTGCATCACTTGCATAAACCAAAATTGATTGACTACCACCTGAAATTAGTGTAGCGTTCATTTGATTTACATTTTTTGCTGAACCTTGAATTGTAACAGATGCTGTACTCCAATCTCCACCTTCACTTGATGTATTTGCAACAACAAAAGGTAAACCAATACTAATATATCCACTAGGGGAACTAACACCACTAACAACAATATAGCCTTGAGCATGAACTAATGTACCAACTTTATTATAATATCCTTCATTATAATCTGACCTTATTGTAATACTTCCTGAAGTGCCACAAGCTACTGCAACATCCCATGTACCTTCTTCATAGTCGTCAAGTGTGTTGCTGTCTGTATTAGATGTTACACCTAGATTGATGCCTTTACCTGCTGTAGAGAAGAATATATCACCTGTTTCAACATCTATGTCACCACTTGCATTTACTGTAAGTGCCTGTGCATTATTTTGTATAATACTTACAGGATGGTCTGTTGTTGTGCCTATGTTCATACCACTGTTATTTCTATGTTGAACAATAGAAGTTACAGTTGAACCTGCTGTAGAATTAAATTTTATTTCTGAGTATTCGCTTGAACCATTAGAACCTGTGTTAGATAAATTTAATCTTACAGTTCCATCAGTTTCTGCTCTGCTTATTGTTACATCACCTGCATTATCAATTCTCATTCTTTCTGCTGCTGAATTACTACCATCAGCAGTTGTTCTGAAAATTAATGCTCCAGGAGTATCATCTGTCCCAGGAGTACCATCTATTTCAGCCGAAATAGAAGCCACTTGATTATTTCTATCAGTTCCATCAGCACCTAGAAAAACTATTTCTCCAATAACATCATTATCTTGAACAATAGTATCAGAGTTAACGGCTGTACCTCTGCTTTTACTAAGTATTAAAAGAGGTTGACCATTATCATTAGAGTTTCTTGTAATAGATAAAGATGCTTTATTATTATCAGTGCCTTCTATTTGTAAGGGTGGCGTTGTTCCATTAAATACGTCAGGTGTTTCTAACCCAATCATTACTTTATCATTTTCACCATCAACAAAAATCATGTGAGTATTATTATTTGACTCAACTCTAAAATCTGCATTAGCAGAATCTTCATTAAATACTGCTCCACCTGAAACTATTAATGATGGTGTTGTAATTGTTACAGAAGTATCAGCAGCCACATTAAGTTGCCCATCTGCTGATGAATTGATAAATATAGCACTGTCTCTAAGCTGTATTTTTTTATCAGTTGGCACACTTAAACCTAATGTAAAAGGTATCATGGCTGTTAAAGTCTGAGTGCCATCTTTTAAGATACAGGTTGTCAAACCAGTAGCAATACCATCAAACTCAGCATCAGTTCTGCTTGCAGATATTTTTATTCCTGCATCTCTGTCTGATGTCCAGTCATGTACTCTTGAGAATGTTCCTGATGAAAACGGCATTAAATCGGCCCTCCTGGTAATATATGATAATTAGCACTGACAAAACTAATTGCCTGTGTGCTAGATGATATTTTTATTCTTAATGAAATTGATCTACCCATTTTGTTGGTAACTTTACGTCTTTGTGTTATGGCACTGCCTTCAGCATCAGCCCAGTGTTCCTCATCCCACTCTGCCTCATCCCATGAAGCTAAATCAGTTGTAAATTGTGCAGGTGTCAGATCAAGCAATGTTGTTGGCTCATGGTCGACTGCTACACCAAATGAAAAGCTTATATTACTTACAACACCTTCTAACATTGGTGCTACTGAAGAAAACTTTTTAATACTTCCTCTATCATTAAAATAATTAAATGCTGTTGCTATATCTCCAACAATGGCATCTGTGCCATCTGCATTGCCTGTTATCTTATAAACAATACCTGATGCACCGCCAAAAAATACATCACCATTGAACTGTCCCCATACTACAGCAGGTATGTTTTGAAACAAACACCAGGCGTTAATTATTGGATTAAATACAAACTGATTATATGGGTCTGTTGCATTGCCTGTAGGAAAATTTATAAATATTTTATCGCCTTTAGGATCAATAAATATCTGCCACCCTGTTGATGTTCTAGTCTCTTTTACCTGTGCTATTACATCACCTCGTATTTTTTCAGATAATGCTACAGCCTGCGTACCTATTCTGTCTCTGTTAAATACCTTTGATAAAGCAACAACACCTTCTGATGTTATAACAGCTACATCACCGCCAAACTTAGCTGCACCTCTTATCTCATTGACAGGCTCTGCAATTCTGAATGATCCATTTAATGAAAAGCCAGAACCAGGATTGTCACCTGAATAAACAAGTACAATGCCAGAATCCATGATAAATGCTATTAGGTCATCTGTACCTTCACCACCATCTATTGTCAGTGTTTTTATCTGAATAAGATTGCCACCAATATCATCAACAAGACCTAGGTTGAATAGAGTGAAATTCCCTTGAAAGGTATCGACTGTGGCTGAATAATAAAACTTTTGCTCATCTCCCCTAAAATAGTAAACTCTGTTTTTATGTACATGAACGCCTTTCAAACTGTCTGCACTTGTACTGTCTGATAAGGTAATTGATAAGTTTGCCGCAGATGACCCATCCCATGAAAAAGGTGTATCAGTGCCATTGACAAATAATGTTCTGCCATTAAATGCTGCTGTTTGAAATCTGCCATTTGACAGACCTGTTTTCTTTGATACGGCAGATCCAGTATTTATTTGATATAAAACACCATCTGAACCAACTGCTAACAGTTGCCTATTAGATCCTGCATTATGTTCAATAAGTGTTTCTACATTTCCTGATCCAACACCTGTACAAAATGATGAGTAACCATCTCTGAGTGTAATCTTGCCCACTGTAGGAAACATATTTGTCAAGGTAATTGCATCCAGTGGCTGCATATTATCAACAGAGTCACGACTGTTTAAACCGCCAATAGGAGCAGGAACTGATGTAGATTTTACCTTAAATCTGTTTGCTGTTGTAAGTGGTTGCAACATTAACTAAGGCCGTAATTACCATCAGATTGATATGGCCCTATAATAAGTTTTCTTGCATCATCTAATTGCAACACAGGTGATGATCCATTTCTTGCAACAGCCTGTCTTACCTCTAACTGATATTGTTTATAATCTTCACCATATTCTAATCCATGTGCTGCTTTGAAACGCCAAGTAATACCCATTTCCATTGTAGTTTCATCTAGTATGCCTGTATCTGTATCTGCTGCCCACGCAGCTTGCCCACTACCACCAGATGACTGACAGAACTGTGTTGATACATATTCAAAGCCAATAGTTTGTGTTGATGATGGTGTAGGGTCTAATTCAAACTTCAAAGCATTAGATGCAGCTTTTAATCTAAATTTTTCTGTTGTGCCTGTGGTGGCCATACCATGATTAACCAGTTGATATTCTGAACTGGTTATAGGGCCTGTCAGTATATCATTATCTGATCTGTTGTATGATGTTTCTAAAACCAATCTGTCAAAATCACTTGGCAAAGCATAAGCGGCTGTGCCATTTGATGTAGAAAATGTGTGTTCTTTTTTAAGTATTGCCCAATCAGATACACGCATCAATTGCTTACCTTCTCTTTGTGCAAGTGCTAAAAGCTGTCTTGCTATTGGGTCTGTATTAGAGATAACAGAAGTCGGTCTTTCAAAGCCTGTGAAATCAGCAACATTCTGGCACATACTCAAAATTGTCATTTTTTACTCTTCTTTTTTTTCTTCTGATTTTTTGGAAGTGGATTTTGATTTTTCGTCTGCTTTAACTTGTAATTTAGCAATTTCTTGCATAGTGACGTAGATATTACCCATGCCTTGCAATACTGTAGTTTTTGCACTAGCCAAAGCTTCAACTGTTTTAATGCCTTTAAGTTCAAGTTCAATTCTTTGATCCTCTGCTAATCCAGGTAAACTAATTGTTTCATTACTAGATTTTTTGTTTTTATTTTTTTGATACTCTGCCCACTCTTTGGGAAAACGCTCGACATCACTTGCCCTCACAGGTGTTTCTAAAATATCTTTGGTATCTGTTACTGGTATTCTTGCAAAATCTCGCATTTCACCATTAAACATTTTTTTGTAAAACTGTACTTTCATTTCAACTCCATAAAGTTAGTAAAAGGGGCAAGTTGCCCTGCCCCTGATGATTTTTTTTAGTAAGGAAACATACAAATTATTTCTTTATCTGAAATATCTCCTGCAATCGCACAGATATTATCAGTAAAACTTGCAGCAACATCGAGTGTTTTATCACCTGCTCCTGTAGGAGTTAAAGGGTCACCATCCGCACCTGCTGTCAAAGCTGTTGACAAAGTGGCAGGGCCACGAATTTGAATCCAACAATAGTGATTAAATGTCACTGATGTTTGCATAATACCTGCACCAACCTCTGTTCCAGAAAAAGAAACATCGGTGCTGACTTGGTTATTTTTGTAACCATCACTTTGTTGATAATAACAAACGTCACCTGCTGATGCAGTTGTTAATAAACTGTAATTTTGAACAAACTTATACAGCTTTGTTGTTTCACCTATAACTGCTCCAAGCTGACCCACACGAAAACCTTTGCTTAATGATGTTTCATCAGTAGCAGTGGGTGAAAAAGTCTTTGTTGGGTCAATACCTAAAACTGGTATTATACTCATAGCCGTTCCCCTTTATCAGTCTGGAAATGTACAGATAATTTCCTTATCTGAGATGTCACCTGCGATTGCACAGACATTATCAGTAGCCGCAGAACTTACATCAAGTGTACCATCAGCAGAACCTGTAGGCGTTAATGGATCTCCATCTGCTCCAGCCGTTAATGCAATAGTCATTGTGGCTGCTCCCCTGATTTGAATCCAACCAAATTGTCCATCGGTCATTACGGCCTGCAAGATGCCTGCCCCAATCTCGACTGAATCAGATAAATCTGACGTAACCTGATTTAGTTTGTACCCATCCAACGTATAGTAATAGCAAGCTTCACCTGCTACCGCTGCCGTTCCTGCTGAACCAGTGTCATACTGCACATACTTATAGACTTTACTTGGAGAGCCAACCACTGCACCATGCTGACCTAATAAAAACTCAGCAGTGTCATGTACCTCAGTTGGGTCAATCCCTAATACTGGAATATAACTCATGCTACCCTCCTATGTATGTAAAACGCCCTGTAAGCTTCTGTTAGAGCAGGTTAAATTACCTGACCAAAACATTGGCACTACAGTCGCATCTTGGTTAATTGATTCCTTGGCATCACCTGGAACAAAGTCTCTACCTGCCGCAGTTTCCAACCTTAAATAATTAGTATTAAGGAAGTACATTCTGGTTGCAGCACAGTTGCTGTCATAAACAACATCTGAGTTAAGATATTTTACCGCAGTAAAACCAAGATCGGCTAATCTACTATCTGCAACTCTTTGCAGAGTCTGTAGAGTGGCTAGGAACGTTGTATAAGGTGTTGAACCTGCTACAACTAAGTCAGGTGCATCTGTGCCTCTTACAAGCTGAATATAAAGACCATTCATATCAGATTGTATGTTGGCTGTACTAAATGCACTACTTGTCGCTGTTGCCTCCTTGTTCTGAAAGAACGTAAAAGTAGATGAGTTAATGCCACCTACTGTTCCTGTTCCTGCATCCGCAACAACTAACTGTAAGCCACCGATTTCTTTTGAACTTGTACCTGTTCCATCACTGAACAGAGAAGTTGCAAGAGAGTTTTCCATTGATCGCTCAAGGTTTCCAATTCTTGCTTCAAGTAAATTTATCAGTTGCTGTTCGCCACTGTTTTGTATTTGCTCTCGCCCAGAAATTGTTACATTTCCAGCTAGTTGCTTGTAGTCGAAAACCGCCGCTGTTAATACGTCAGCAGGCGATGTGTCTAAAATTTCGTATCCATTATAGAAGGACACTGTTGAATTATCAGCATACTCTAACTCACGAACAATGTCTCTACCAGTTACCTGTGTCAAATTGCCACGCTCTCTCATTCTGTTAAGAAGAGGATTGTGATTTGAAACGTTATCTGCAAGAGTCCTTGATCGGTTTCTCAGAGTTGTGGTGATAATTTCTGACAAATTTGGACTTGTCATAATTTACCCCTTTTGTAGTTGTTTCATTGAAAATTTAATTGTTTCGTTCAACGTCATACCACTGGGAATTGCTGAATTGCTTGGTGTACCGCTACCTTTGACATTTACCCTTTGCTGCTTTTTGGCCTTCTGGACTGCTTCGGCTTTCACCTCTTGCTTAGTCGTTTTCTTGACCTGCTCATCAAGGACTTTTGCCCTTGTTTCTGGGTTTGCAAATACTGCCATATCGTAGGCAGATGCAATATCTTTCGCAACACCAGAACTTATCAAACCTGACATCTGGTTTTGCACAGTTTCAAAATGTGGATGTTTTAAATTACCATCTGCATCTTTTGCTGTTTGAAAGTTGTCAATCATAGCCTGCACTTCCTGCTTCTGCATATTCTGTGCTTGTTGCTGTTGATTATTTATTGTGCCTTGCAACTGGGCAATCTGCTGTTGCATTGCTTTCATCTGAGGATCAGCGTATTCATCTGTAGCTGTGTCATCATTGACTGCTGTTAGATCAACGCCATAAGACTTTGCAAGCCATTTTATAGCTTGTTGTGGATCTTCCCTCAAATACTTGTGTGCAGCCAACAACTGTCTTGTTGCGGCTACGTCATCCATGCCTGCCCTTTGAAAGTCATCTCTAAAAGGGCCGTAAATCTCATCTAACGCTTCATTGCGTTTTTTATACTTGGCTATTGCCTGTGTTTTTCTTGTATAATCACCTTCCATCGCTTTAAAACGATCCATTACAAGGTGCTGTGTATCTGCATCTAAGACATTAAACTTTTCTTGTTCTTCTTTAGGCCAGTGTTTCGGTGCAGATAGTGCTTCTAATGCAGGTGCTTGTTCTTCAACCTGTTCCTGTTCAGCAACCTCTTCTGTCTGCTCTGGTTCTTCTGCCTGTACCTCTTGCATTGGTTCAGCAGGTACTTCTGGTAAACTGTCCTCACCTTGCATTGCTGCCTGCAATGTTTCTTTTAGTGTCGGTGTATTTGGCTCATCTGCTGTCTGAACTTCCTGTTCAGTGCTATCAATTTGCTGTGCTTCCATTTTTTATTTGGCCTCCATTTGTTCCAAGTTCTACTAAGTTATTTTTTCTTAAAAATTCTCTGTGCTGCCGTCTGCCAGTAATCCAACCTCTATCAACAGTGTTCTGATAAGGTTCAATGTCGCTGATTAACTGCAAGCGTTTCTGCATGATGGTTTTCTTTTCTACCAGGTCACCATTTTCCATAACGTATGTTTTTCGCATTAGAATCCATAGCCTCCTTTGGTAAATCCGCTAAAATCTTTTTTTACTTTCTGAACATCTTCTCTTGCCTTTGCTTGTGCTGCTCTATTCTTTTCAGCCTCTTCACTTCTGTTATCTTTCTCTTTCTGTTTTGCAGCAGCTACAGCAGCTTCTATTGATTTTCTTAGTTCATCAGTTTTTTGTTTTTGTGTTTTAACTACAGTTTTTGTAACTACAGGTTTAGGTGCTTCTTTTGCTTTAACAGTACCGCCTTGTTTGGCTGTGACAGTGCCACCACGTTTTGCAGTTACACCTAATGCTTTATTTGCCTGCTCTACCTGTGCTGCTTTATCAGGATCATTTCTGACATCACTTGCAGTTGTGTTTTTAAGTATTGTCTGTGCTTGTTTAATAGTAGGTGCTTCAACAAGTGGCTCTCCTACAACATCACCACCTAAACCACCTGGCCCACCAAATGCAACGTCTGGATTTTCAACAAGAACTTCTTGCAGATTCTTTTCAAATACTTCAGCAGGCTTATATGATCCTGTTGCCAAACCTGCTATTGATCCAAACAAGCCCATAGGCTGTCCACCATACTTGCCACCAGATGTAAAACTGTCAGCTAAGGACATTGTACCTGGCTCACCAAATGGCGTTCCATCTAATTCTTTTGCAAATACATACCAGTCACTGCCTGTCCATTTTGCACTTGGCTTTAACCCTGCTGCCCTTAATGAATCAAACTCTCTTTGGTGCTGTGTATTCCATCCTCTTGGTGAATTAGCACTGACTGTGACTCCCCCAAACAAACCATCAGTAAGAGATAAATCAGACAGATCATCAAAAGAAAGGTTATCGCCCTCATTGATGTCCATACCACCGAAAAAACTTTGTTTGTCACTGTCTTGTACCTCCTCAAATGCAGGTTGGTTCTGTTCAGTTGTACCTTCAATTATTTCTTCTGTTTCATCAGCAAGGTTTCTACTACTTAATAAATCAACAAGTGTACCCTGAGCATAACCCCTGGGAGTGAAAAGATTATCTTGCCCAGAGTACTTGTAATAAGGCAGCATCGGTGCTTGTGGAAAAAACTCAGTCATTATCCTGCCACCAATTTTGCTTTTTCAATTTCAAGTTTTTCCTGTTTCTGCCTTGCATCTGTTTCTGCCCTTTGTTGATCAAGTTCTAATCTTGCGACTTTTACCTGTGCATCTGCGGCTGCCTTCTGTGTGTCTGCTTGCACCTTTGCAGCTTCTACCTCTACCAATTTATCAGTTGGTGATGGGCCACTAGGCGGTCTTGGCTGTAAAGACTCTAATGTCTCTTCCAACTCTCTTGCACCAGAAAAACCTTTTGCTGCAAATAAAAGCATCTGTTTTGCCTGATCAAACCCTAATGCACCAGAGGCTACCAATGGGCCAACTGATTGCAGAAACTGTACTGATGCTGTTAAAAACTCTGTCCTTTGTTTCTGATCAACTGCTGCATCGAGTGCCTGTGATTCATCGGTATCTATTCTCACCCTGAAACATCTCAATCTGTCATTTCTCATAACAGCAACCATCTCTGGTGTTATCTGTACAGAGGTCACTTTCTGCAATACATCTGGCTCTAGGTTCTCAACAAGCATTTCGCCTTTGAGTTCCATGATCTGATCCATGAAACGCTCTAGTTCTCTCTGCCTATTGACCAATCGCATAGAACCGAACTGCCCTTTAATTCGCTGTGCAGTAGCTGTTTCTCTATTTGCAGATTGTCCTCTCATTAAATCCGAGATACCGACAATCTCATAAATGGTCTGTATGATGACCTGTCTTGACTGATACAGTTGCTGTAATGCCTGTATAATCCCTTGTAAGGGTGCTTCCTGCATCACATTCTGCAAACCACCGCCTGCCTGTAGCATTGCCATATTGTCCACTGGTACAAACTGATTATCATTTGCATCAGCCAATCTTTGAAGCTCTGAGAAAGATGCATCATAAACACCTCGTCTTTTTAAGGCTTCTGTCAATACACCAATTCTGCCTGTAATCAGATCAAGTTCTGCTACCTGGTCTTCATAAATCATAAACTCTGGTACAGGTGTTGTAGTCGTTGTTGTACTCACAGCATACATTGGCTCTGGACAGGGCCAGAAATTTATCAGGTTATAAGGATCATCATTCTCTTCAAGAATACTATCATGTCCCATAGCAATAAATATTTGCTTAGAAGAACGCTTATCCCAGATTTCATATACCTCTGCTCTATCTGTCTCTGCTTCGTTTTCTGAATTATATGAGTAATCAGGCCTGTAGGTTAGAGGTATATTCATGGCAGTTTCTTCACCATATCGGTCAATTAACTGCTGTTTTGTCATTAGAATACGAAATGCAATCCAGTTGACATCATCCCATACTCTGTTTGGCTCAATGGTAAAATCAGACCAATGTACATATTCACAGAAGATAGATTGTTCTCCAACCACCTCTTCTTTGTCACCTTCAATAAAAATACCTCTGGTATCTTTCTTTAACTGGTCGGCTGTATATTCTGTACCATCTCTGTCAACAAATCTAAATACACCTTCACCTATAGGCTGCTGCTCTATGTCAATTCTTTTTGGCTCACCTTCGATTAAAACAGGATCATAACGCATCCTAACAACACCTCTGCCAGTAATGAGCATATCTTCAATAGCCCTACGCATTGTGCTGTCAAAGTTGTACATATCTAGCTGATACTGCAAAGCACGTTCAATTACTTCAGCAATAGACCTGCCGACAGGATCACCATCTTTAAAACGTCTTGAAACTTTTGGTTTCGGTGTCTTGAAATACAGAGCCGATTTTAAAGTATCAACATTGCTGTAAAAGATGTTCATGGTATGAAAAGGTCTTTCCTGCCTGTCCATGCCATCATCTCTGTATTTTTCAACTAAAGCCTGTGACCTGTCTCTCCAGGTACTTTCAAACCTTCTCGCCTCTGTAATCTTACTGTTCCAGAAAGCTGCACGCTCGTTTTCTTTTGTTGGCTCAGTTTCGCCTGATCCGTATGCCAATTATAATCTCCATGATTTATATGGTGTTGCATTATCAAGACCTGCCATCATTTCATCTATGGTAGGCGGTCTAAACATATCTTCTTTCATTTCAGGAACTGGTCTTTGATAACTTCTGCTCATAGAAGCGTATCTCAGTTCATCAACTGCATGATCTTCCTGTTTTGTATTGATATCCTCTGGCCTATGTTTATCATGCTGCATCAGAGGCAATGTCCTAATAAGGTCTGTACAGGTTTCAAACAGATACATCATCGGTGTATTATCTTCACCAATTAAACGCTGTCTTATCTGATCCCAACCTGCGACTCTGGAATTATCTGCCCTTCTAAAACGTACACCTAACTTTGCCATACGTTCTCCAATAGACGGCCCAGATTCCCATTTCCATATTGATGGATCAGCTACAGAATAATCGATACGTTCAAAACCTTCTCTGCTTTTAATACCCTGTGCAACTTCTTCAGCCGTCAGTTTCAACCCTCTGTCTGGCCCTGCTGCTCCATACCATTCCCTGTACTTAATCAATGCACCATCTGGAAACTCATCAGACTGCTGTGCAACAGTGTACCAACCGACACAGAACGGCTTTGTAGAACCCCAATCAAAGCTTCTAAACCTCAGCCAGTGTTCTGGCAGTTCAAACGGCTTTATCACATGGCGATCTCTTCTAAAAACATCACCAAAGAAAGAACCGACAACTAAATCCCAATCACCTTCTCTTAATGCTCTAGCCAACTCAAAAGGCAAACCAGACAAAGATGCACCATAATTAGGGTCAATAAACTTGTTATCCTCCATTCTTGAAGGAATATACATCGACATCCAACCCTTATCGCCCTTATTGCGAGGGTCTTTCATCGTTACATCATAAAAGTATGTCTCAGGCGGTGATGGATCAATATACAACGCTTTTAAGAAGTTATGACTGATACCACCAGGGTTAGCTGTCATGACCAATCTTGGCAGATACTGTTTCTGTTTTGGATCAAATCCACCAAGCCTTAATCTACTTTTAATATACCCTAGCTGATAGGCAGATAACTGCCCTGCCTCATCAACACCTGCAAAATGTATTTCTGCACCCTGAATACGATCACAATCAGAATCTCGCTCCAGATACTGAAACTGTATATAAGAGCCATTATAGAACTCAAATCTTTTCCTTGATTCAGAGAAGTTACCCAGTTCTGTTGGCATCTCCTTCTTAATCTGCTGTATATGGTTACTCTCTAACTCAGGTAACGACCTTCTAAAGATATATGCCTGCAAGCCAGGATTCTCACAGCAAAATGCGATACAATCCCATCTTAAAGCATGAGACTTACCACCTCCAACAGCACCACCGAATAATATCTGTCTAGCTCTACACTTATGCAATAATGCCTGTTTAGGCTGCGGATCATATTCAAGCTTTATTGTTTTTGCCATTGCAACCTATACTGATATAATTTTTGGTTGCAGTGTGATTGTGCAACCCTTCTTTTGTGCAACCTATCTGATGGGAGAGGCTTGTAAGGATAAATCCTACTGATTGCAGAGGCCTTTTCTTGTGATCAACTCCCATAACTGTGTTATGCAACCTATGGTGGTTAAAATTTTGTGTGTGCGTGGGTGTGATATATACACGTTCGCTGTCTCTGCAATGCCCTACCTGTGGGGCATGACATGGGGGCTATGTGGTGACTATGTGGTGACTAACTTTCAGAAACCTCAGCATTATCAATGGT